ATATTAGGTAGCTTTATTTTACTAAACATCTTAGTAAGATTAGGTAATTTCATATTAGATATTCTTGTACCTATATTACCTACTATTTTACCTAACATTCCACCTTTCATCTTCAATGCTCTGAAGAATACTTTTGGGTTTTTAAATAATGTTTTAAATTGTTTTAATAAGCCTGCTCTTCCTTTATTACCAAGTAAGTCCATTGGACCAGAACCTGACATTGTAACTTTAGCAGCACCTTGAATAACATCGACATTATCCATGCCTTTTTTCTTGCCGGTAAATAAACCTAAAAGGTTTTTACCCGCCTTAATTAGAGACTTACCTCCTTTAACAGCTAAGGTTACACCTAAACCTCCTGCTACTAGCCCACCGAGCATTTTTCCTAATATACCTCCTTTAGAAAGTATACTATCTCCTTCTTTAGTTAAAGCATCACTTAGTCCGCCAAATCCCTCCATAAGAGAATCTTTAACTAATGTACCTATATTACCCATAGATTCTTTTAAGGCTGGCCATATTCCTTTTGCAAAAACTTTAAATTTTTCTGTTGCACCATCAGCATCAAAAACGTCTTGCAATAAATCAGTAAGTGGTTCAATACCTTTCATAAAAGCATCAAAAAAGCTTTTTGCTCCTAATGCTAAACTTTCTTGAAACTTTTGTATTCTATCTGCTAAAGAATTTATACTTTTAAAAGTTTTTAATTGCTCTTGTCCTAACTCTCTATTTGTTTTCTTTTCATTTTCAGCATTTGCTTTTTTACGTGCAGCATCTTTTTCAGCCATCTTAGCCTGATCTTCTGTCGTGTTAAGCATCTTATTAAGCTCTTCCTTACTAATACCTAAAGTATCAGCCATCTTACCTTGAGCTAAGACATTACCATCTAATGCATCTTTATTTTCCATTACAAGACGTTTCATCTCCTCTTGCATGGTAACTTGATCACCTGTAGCTGCTGCTGCTCTTAATTTATCTAGATTAAGATCTTTACCGAGCATCAATTCAGCTTCCATCTCTTTAGCCATAGAGCTTTCAAAATCTAAGGTAGATTCTGCTGCATCGGCTATTTTATTCATCTCCATACCCATCGCTCTAGCTCCAGCTGCTGCTTTTATAAGAGCGTCGGGGTTGCTTTTCATGTTACGTAATATCGTCTGAGACGCACTACCCATTTCTTCGAATACAGCTTTAGGTGCTACTGCTGTACCGTTCATAGCGTTAAGCTTTTCCGTTGTTCCACCAACTTTAGCCGCCATGTCTTCGTATGAAGTTCCGGTCTTAACAGCAAACTTAAATAACTTAGCTGCTGCTTCTCCAGATACTCCCATATTTCTAGTAAGAGTACCGAATGTAGTTACTTGTTTAGCAGAAAATCCTAATGACGTGCCTAATGCATCATTCATTTGACCGATATAGCCAGCTGCTTCTTGGAGTGGGATTCCCATTGCTGATGCTGCTCCACTCGCAGATTTCATGGCCATAGAAGCAGATATTAAACCTCCTCCTAATCCTTTCTTAACTATTTTAAATGCCTCAGATGCATTCTTTGCTCCTTCTAAAGCAAGAGAAGCAAATGCTGCTAAACCAGCCATAGATAGTGCTTGAATAGTACCTGTAAGTGCTTGGAAACTTGCTGCAGATTTACTTGTTCCTTGTGCTACTGCATCTTCAAACATTTGCTGCGACTTCCCTAATTCTCCGAATATTGTATTAAAAGCACCTCCTAATACGGGTAGCATAGCTCCAACTTTCTGACCTAAGTTTGCAAAAGCTTTTAAAATTCCATTACCTGCTGCATTTACTTTTATCATTTCCTGTTCAAGATCTTTCGCAGATTTTAATTGCCTTTCTTGAGCGGTATTAATTTCTTCTGCTAAAGTCTTTTGTCCAGTTAATGCAGATATTTCTTCTTGTTCTAACTTTACTAGATCTTCTTGAGCATTAATTTTTTTCTGTATTACTGCGAGTTGTTCTTCTGATGTAGTAGTTAGAGTCCTTGCTAAATCCCCTTGTTTCATAGCTGCAGACATCTGTTTTTGATGTGCAGCTTCAGCTTCAGCAATCATTGCTTCATTACCAGAACGTTTAGCTTGTTCAAGCATTGTAAACGAATCTGCTTCTAATTTAGCTTGTTGTGCTTTTGCATTAGCAATTTTAGTAGTAAACGTTAATTGTTCGTCTCTAGATTGCTTTCTTAATTCGTTTGCAATTTTATCTTGAGCAGCTTCTTCTTCTTTCCTAGCTTTTATTTGTTCACCAAGGGATTTAATCTTTTCTGTAGTTGCAGCTTGTTCTTTTTCTGCTGCTAAGATTTGAGTAGAAAACTTTTTTCTTTCTTTAGATGATTTTAGAGCACTGACTGTCATCTCAGTCATAGATTTATTAAGGGCTTTAACCTTACTTACATCTAAACCGATGTTCTTATTAGCGGATGCTACTGAAGAGAGCTTTTTAAATTCCTTCGATAACGCATTTATTTCCTGCTGAGCTTCCTCGGCGGATTTCCTTATTTCTTCTAATTGTTTTTTTCGTGCGTTACCACCGGAGAGATCTCCTACAACGTTCATATCGTCAGCCATTTGATGCTTTCTTTTTTATAAATAGTAAAGGCCTCTATTATTTAGAAGCCTTTGTACTATATGAGGGAGAAATATCTGGTCCCTTTGCTACATTATTAGGTGTAGATTGATTATCTTGATTTTGTTCGTTCATCTCCTTATGATACTGGTTTATAGCACCAAAGGTGTACTTTCTTAACCATATCGGCATATTATACACGGTGATCCAATCATAGCCGCCTTTACCATGAAACACTATTTCGTGTATTTGCCGGAATAAACTGCTTCTATATTCAGCAGCTTGCTTAAGCGTCAGGCCAAAAAAAGTTGATCGTCACAGGGACGTCGATGTCCTCCCCAACACCGTCTTCATTTATATGATAAACTTTAAATTCAACGTCTGGCTGTGTTCTAGTGTATTCTTCTCTAAGAGCTCTTGCATCTGCAGCTAATAATCCTTGGTCTACGAATTGTCTGATAGTACTTAATTCTCTATCACCATTCACAGAAGTAATCATGTGCTTCATTCTTGTGGTAACCCCTGTCTCATTGTCTTTGCTAATCTTTTTTAATCCAGCAATCTCTCTGTCTATCTTTTTATCATCCCCATGTGTGAGAAGCTTAAAAGTAACTTCATTACCACTTTTAGGTAAGTGAAATTGATAATCACCTTGTTCGTTAGCAACGATTTCTTCATCGAATACTTTATCTTTAATCTCTGATAAATCTACAGTAATTGTTTCTCCTTTAAATTCAATTTCGTAATCTTTACCGTATGATAAAATTCTTGCTGCTACCATAATAGCATTTTTATCTCCGATTAGTAGACTATCGTAAGGAAAGTCTGTTACTATAAGTGATTGTAGTAATTTATCTATTACAATACCTTTTGTAATGTAATTTTGGTTTGTTAGGATATCCTCTTCTTTGGCAGTCATATATTTCATTTCGACTTTACCTTCTTTAAGTGGATGACCTTCCGGGTAGTGTTTACCTTTAGAGGGTAGTTCTACCGTTTCTGTTGGTATTTTAAATTTTGGTTCCATAAATTTTATTAATTATAAACTAGTTTATATATAAATATATGAATAAATAGCTTTGGAAACAACTTATATACAAAAAAAAAAGCCTGCGTTAGCAGGCTCTTTATTATATTAAGTATTAATTCCTAGTAATTTAGTATACAGTAATCCATGTTGATAGTGATCCCTAAATCAACTACTGCATCTGAAGACCAATCAAATTGTCCAAAGTCTCCGTTTGTTACGAATGCTCCTTTAATTATCCACTCTCCAATAACGTCGCCTACTGGTCCTAATACGTTAAGTGTTAAGTCTTTCTTATAGAAATCAGAGTACCCTGCTCTACCTGTTACTGATTCGTATCCTAGTCTTGCCCATTCCATAACAGCCTGTGCTCCACTTGGAGTAATTGGATCGTAAAGTGTCATAGTCATTTCTGCCCATTCTCTCTTTCCTCTAATTTTTCTGTATGAATTGATATGGTCAAGCTTTACTACGTTATCTGTAAAAGTAGGAGCTTTGACATTTTTTATCATGAATGATGGGATCGCATCAATGTACATGATAAATCTGTTCTGTACTTTCGGTTCGAAAGCTCTAAACATTATTTCGTTAGGATCTAATACTGCCATTTTATTTGTTGTTTAATATAAATATCTTAGTTAAAAATTATTCTCCCAATGTTGCTCCAGTTGGCTGGATTACGAAGTCTAGAGTTATAAATTCAGCTGTTTTTGCTGGCTGAATAAAGATCTGTCCTACTAATTGGTTTCTATCTATTACGTCCGCTGTATTGTTACTGTCGTCCATTATTACTCTAAAAGCATATAGACCTTGTCTCTCTACTACTGATTGTAAGTAAGGATTAACATTTGATAAGAATACGTTTCTTGTTGCTATAGTATTTTGTTCGAATACTAGAGACTTTGCTTGATCTCCTAAGAACTTCTTAAGTGCGATCAATAATCTTCTTACATTTACACGATCTAAAGCTGATTTCTTTTTCTGTAAAGTCTTTTGACCGAATACTGAAATGCCTGATCCTGGGAATGTAGCGATTGGATTAACATTAGCTGAATAAAGTTTATCTCTATGTGCTCTTGTTAATTTTCTTTCTGCTTGAATTACGTTAGGAATACCTCCTCTAGTAAGACCTGCTGGTGCAAACCATGGAGCTGCTGCTGCATCTGTAAATGCATAAACACCTGGTATAATTGTTGAAGCTGGAGCAAATTCTAATTTACCTGTTGAACTTCCAACTTGTACCCAAGGCCAGTAAGATGCTGCGTAAGAATTATTTACTACTGCTGCATGTCCTGCTGCTTGTGATACTGAAGATCCGTAAGGTGATAAATCTACTACTGCTATTGCATCTCCTCTATCTTGTGCTAAAGAGATCATAGAATCTAATTGTGTCTTATGATCACCAAAGCTGTAGATTAGACCTGGTGCAGAAATAATATTAAATAAATACTCATCTTGATTAGTTAGTAATGCGAATCCATCTGAGTAGTTTTCTGCTACTAATCCTTGAGTGTTATTGTTTGTAATATCGGCGAAGTGCATATTAAGCTCGTCTGATTGGTAATTTGTACCTGTCGCTCCGTGGAAAGATCCTGATGAAGCTGTTGGTAAAGAACCTGTATAAGCTGCTGTTCTAATATTAACACCGTCATTAGCTAAATAATTAACAGTTTGTCTGTTAACATCTGATATTCTAATATATCTTGATCTATTAACGTATTGTCCGTTCGTGCTTAAGAAAGCTCCTTCTCCATCATCTCCTAAACTCTTATACTGATCACCAATAACGCTTGCAATGTAGCCTTCGCTATTTGGATCTAAACTAAGATCGTTAAAAGATTCTAATACTGTCTTAGCTTTTGTGCTGTCATCTCCTCTTCTAATCAATAGAGAGAAAGTACCTGCTGCTTCATTTACATTTTGAATTTCCCATCTAAGATTATCATCGTCTCCCATTTTAAGAGAACCATCACTATTTTCTACACTATCGTATGTTGCAGCTACTGCTGCTACTCCTGCTGTAATGATATCACCTACTGCTGTAACTGCATTTCCGTCTGCTCCGATAACTCCGTTATCAACATCAGCTTGAGTAGCTACTACTTCTACTACCTCAGCTACTGCTGCTGTAAGTTCTGGACCGCGATTCTCAGCGTTAGTTGAACTGTTTAGAATAACACCTGTTCCTAAAGTTTGCAATTTAAATGGTGCTCCATTACCGTCTTTTGATTGAATGTTGGTATTTGAAGCTCCAGTAAATGAACCAGAAACAACTCTTGTAATAAGAGCTGTGCTTCCTCCTTGCTCAAAATATGATTTTACAGCTATAGAGGTTAAAAATTCAAATTTATTTGAGCCTGATAAAAAAGTTGTTCCAAATGTTCTTTGGTAATCGCCATACGACGTAACAACTGTTGGTTCAAATGCTGGACCTTTAACTGCTGGTCCAACAAATGCTGCCCCTGCTTCTAGTGGAAGTGGTGCAATAAAAGATCTATCCTGCTCGCGTGATAGTACCCCTGGTGAGATTAATGATTCTGCCATCGTATCTTATATTAGATTATTCGTTCTATAATAAATATCGTTAATAATTCGAAACCGGACTTTTAATGTCGTGTTTCCGTTAACAATAATAAATAGGAATAAAAGACCGAAAACAGTCTGTTAAGATCACTTAGATTTCGTAGAGTTAAATTCACCAGTAGTTAGGTTAACAGTACCGGGTCCGTACTTGTCTTCTAATGCTTTTGCAATTCTAACTTCTGACTCTCTCAAATCACTCAAGAATTTTTCTGCTCTTTCGTTTCTTTGATTTAGGTTGAGTTGGGCTATATTAATTAGCCCGAACTCCCTAATAATCGATACATTATGGTTTTCGATTTTCTCTAATGCTTTAATTTCGTCAACAGTTAATTTAGTTGCTTTCATTTGCTTGATCAATTTTTTGTAAATCCTTAGGTGCTTCTTCTTTAGCAGGTGTATCAAGTAATGTTACTTCTCCTGTTGATAAGTCAATTGTACCTGCGCCGTATTTAGCAGTTAAAGCCTTATTAAGGTCTGTTTCACTGTTACGTAAATTAACTAATGCTGTCTTAAGGTTATTTTCATTAATATCTAGTTCAATTCTAGATACTGCTATCTTACCTAACTCCACTCTAATGATGTTATTATCAGATTGTGCTTTATTAATTGATTG